CCGCTCATACGGGAACCTCCAGCTGCACATCACCGGTTTCCACCTGCAGATCCACCGCGAACACGTGGCGGCCCTGCAGTCCGGTACCGGCGGCGTCGGCCAGCAGCTGCACCCGGGCCAGCTTCAGGCGCGGCTCCCAGCGCAGCAGGGCGGCCGCAGCGGCGCCATACATGCGGGTGCGGTGAACGGTGGTCATGGGCATGTCGATGTAGTCGGGCACGGTGCTGCCGTACTGGCGGCGCTCCACGCGCGAGCCGATGCGGGTGCTCAGGATGTCGCCGATGGACTGCGCGAGGTGCTGCAGGCCCACCACGGCGCGGCCGGTGGTGTGGTTCATCCCGGAAAAGTCGGCGACTCGGGTCATGGCAGCGTGGGCGGAGTGACCGGCATGCCCGCCATGGGCACGATGATCAGGTGGATGTGGGTCTTGTCGATCAGGGTGCCGTCGTGGGTGACCGATCCGCCTTCCTTGACCAGGTCGCCACCGGTCACCGTGACGTTGCCGTCCAGCGTGATCTGCGGGGCCTTGAGCGTGATCTGCTGCTCGGCGGTGGCGTTGATCTCGGGCGCGTTGACGTTGACCGTCACGGTCGAATCGATCAGCAGCTGCTCGCCGTCTTTGCGGATCTCGGTGCCGTCGTCGAACAGGATCAGGTCAACGGAGGGGTCTGTCTCGGGCTGGGGCAGCGGCTCGGTGTTGTACAGCGCCACGATGACAGCCTGACGCGTGTCGCCCGAGGGCGAGGCGAACAGCACCTGGGTGCCGACGCGGCAGGGGCGCCAGCGGCGGAAGTTGTGGCCGATCTCTTCGGGCAGCGGCAGAAAGTCGGTGATCAGGTCGCCCGACTCCACCCGCGCGCGGGGCGGGGTGGTTTCATAGTCGATCTCGTACAGCGTGCCCATGCGCAGCAGCATGTTGAGCGCGCGCGAATCGTCCTCTTTTCGGAACTGTTGGCGGTTGGTGGAGTGCTGCTGATTCATGGCCCTGGCATCGTCGCCGGGGCCTCGCGCGAGGGCAATGCGCGAGGGTTGGCAAACCGGGGATTACCAACCCTGCGGGATTTGAGGTCAGTGCCCCGTGCGTGTGGCCCGAGACTTCGACCAATTGCGCAGCGCGTTGGCGTGCCCGTGCGCCTTGTCGACCAGCAGGGCCGTCGCCGTGGCGGCCAGGGCGCCCAGTGCGGCGCAATCGCCGGGGTTGAGGTCCGGCACGTCGGCTTGTTCGAAGCTGGTGCCGTCGCTCAGGGTCACCAGCTCGGGCGAGAAGTCGGCCACGCTGTTGCACTGCTCGATCATGCGCAGCGCGAGCGACACGCCGCTGCAGACGTTGATGGTGTCGTTGATCAGCTCGCGCAGCATGGTGGAGGCCGGGTCCATCGTGGACACGTCGGCGGCCACCCAGTCGAATGCCTTGTAGGGCGCGGTGTGGCTCGGAATGTCGTCGGCATCGGGCTCAAACCCCAAAGTGTCGAGAGGGCGGGCGCTGTCGCGCAGGGTGGTGGGGGCGGTGCTTGCGCTGCTGGATTGGGCGCGGGTGGATTTGGACATGGCTCTACTCCGGTACGAGGTTTCAAAGCCTGCCGGCGCGTTCTTACGCGCGCCAGAAGGCGGCCGGGAGGTTAAGAACTCGGGTACAGCCGAGCGGACTTCTTCCCCTTGCGGGTGTTGTATCCGTCGCCCTCCCGGCCAAAACTCGTGAGCAATGGCCGGACGCAAAAAAACCGCTTGCTGTCGGGTGCGGTCTTCCGCTGTACCTTGGAGTTCTTACGCTCCATCCCTTTCGGGACACCACGACTGTAGCGGGTTCTATTGTAAGTGTGCTTGTAGTGTTCGACAAGAATAATTACAATCACGACGCGCAACGGTTTGCGCACAGAAAGGCCCCGTGAACACACAGACCCAACCCCCCGAGACGAAACCTCAGATCCCGCCCATGGGCATCCGCATCCCCCAGGACCTGCGCAAGTGGCTCAAGCACCAGGCCGTGGACAGCGGCCGCAGCCTGAATGCCGAGATCGTCCACCTGCTCAACGAACACCGCGCCCAAAAGGAGGCCGCCCATGTCTAAAACCAGCACCAGCACCGCCCTGGCTTTCCATGACACCACTTTTCAGGTGGTTGATCGGGAGGGCGAAGCGTGGCTAAGGCTGCCTCAGATCGGGGTAGCCTTGGGCTACGAAAATCAGTACAAGGTTCAGCAGGTCTACGACCGCAATTCGGCCGAATTCACCGACCAGATGACGGATGTGGTTGAACTCCAGACCGCTGGAGGAGTGCAGAAGGTTCGCATCTTCAGCCTGCGCGGCGCCCACCTGTTGGGCATGTTCTCCCGAACCGTTCGCGCTGCCGAGTTCCGGCGCTGGGTGTTGGACATCCTTGAGGGCATCATCGTCCCGATGGAAACGGGCCGCGTCACCGTGAGCCAACGGCTGGCCTACCTGAAGGAACGCCGCAGCCTGGTGCGGGAGCTGGGTGGATGCCGAGAGGAGGGGTCAGCGAAAGACCTGTACAGCAACTTGGTGCAGGTGAGCCGCTTGCTGGGCCTGTCGCCGCAGCCGCTGGAAGCGCTGGCGCCGGGCATAAAGCAACTGCCCCTGATCCCCGGCGCGGCGTAGACCCGCCAAGCACCCACAAAAAAGCCCGGTTACCCGGGCTTTTTGCTTACTAAACAATCTCGCAGTCGTCCGACATGGGCGTCTTGGCCACGTCACCCTTGCCCTTGCACTCCATGGTGATGGTGCTGCCCTTCTTGAGCTTGCCGATGGCGTCGATATCGCTCTTGTCGAAGCTGAATTGAGGCTCCATGAACTGGTTGACGCCACCGCGCAGAACAATCACCGGATCGCCCATGAAGTCGGTGTTGATCGCGCTGATGACCCCCGATACCCGGAACCGCTTGCCCTTGAATTTCGCGTCGGCTGCGACGGTGTTTTCCTCGTAGGCCTGGGCCAGATCGCGGGCGGTGGTCTGCATCAAGGGCTCTGCCGGCGCTGCTGGTGCGCTGGCTTCTGCACCCCCGCCACCACTGGTGGCGGCCTTGTCTGGGGCAAAGATGGCAGCAAAGATGCCCAGGGCGATCACGGCCAAAAATGCGTAGCCGATGAACTTGAAAACCTTCTTCATGATTCCTCCAAATGTAAGTGAACTTACATTCTAGGACTCATTTCAGCAGGTGCCGCTCCAGCGCCTCCCACACCACGCGCTCGGTGTCGCTGCTCACGCCGAGCAGCTGGCGCACGGGGTAGCGCACCGGGCGCCAGCCCTTGCGGGGGGCGTCCATTTCGCCGTGCTGGTGCACCGATGCGATGCGCTCGGCGCGGCTTTTGAAGCCCAGCACGCCTTCGCTCTCGCTGGCGCGCACCACGGTGTGTTTGATGAGGCGAAGGCGCTTGAACATGGGGCCGGTGGCCTGGTCTTTGCGCTTCTGGCCCTGGCTTCGGGGGGCGAACTTGGCGCCGTCCGGGTCGCGCTGGGCTGCGATGCGTTTCAGCTGCTCGCGGCGCACGTCGGTGATGATGCCGCGCATGAGCTGGCGGCGCTGCCCGGCGCCAAGGTTGGCGTAGAGGGCTTCGAGGATGTTGCGGTCGGCCATGGCTGCGGGCGTGCACCCGGTCAGGGCGGCAGGAACTGGTCGGGGTCGGGCACGGCGGCGGCGCAGGCGGCGAACTCGGTGCCGTCGAACACGATGACTTCGGAGAACGGCAATTCGAAGTTGAGATCCACGGCCTGGTGCGAGATCAGATCGACCTCGAACTTCAGCGCGTCGCGCTCGGCGTTTTCTCGGGTGCGCAGCCACTGCACCATGGCGCGGGCGATGGGGTGGGCGCTGCCGGTCCAGTCGGTCACGATGACGATGGCGGTGGCGTCGTAGCGCAGGCCGGCGCCGGTGTCGGTGATGCGGCCATCGCGCAGGAACGTGAAGATCTGGTCGGCCTCGATGGCGGGTGTGGTGGCGGCGGCGATCACCGTGGCGCGCAGGTCTTGGAGTTTGCTCATTTGTAGGTGCCGTCTGCGGCTTGCAGCGTGGACATGCGGGCTAGAAAGCGGGCGGCTGGGATCATGGCAGTGCAAACACCCGATTGATTTCTGGCTCTGCAAACAGCAGGGCCGGTGCGAAGGGCGAGCTTCATCGCTTCAGCCCCAAAACGTGAACCCAGTACGCGCGCCCGTCACCAGCAACAGCGCAGCCAAGCCCGATCTCAGCGGCTTCCAGCCACATGACCCAGGGGCAGTGCGGAGGGGATTCCCTGTATGCGGCCATCACGTCATCGGCGGTCTCGTACCCGGCGCCTAGCACTTCCTCTGCGAATCGCGGGTGTTTTGCATCTGCCAGCCGACCCTGTACCCGCCGACCCTTTGAGTCTTGATGCATGCTGGCCGCTTGCCCGTGCAAATCCGGCTGCACGATTGACAGGTATTCGGCATGCTGCTGGGCGACGTGCTGCAGCGTGGCGTGCACGGACAGTGGTCTTGCTGCTGGGCCGCATGGTGCTCTATGCGCGCGCCCGGCGTTTATCGCGCTCAGGTGCTCGGCGAGGGGCGGGCATACCGTACGTTTGCCGACGGTTTCCGGGATCTCATCATCGCCGCCACCACATGCTGTCAGCGCAGTTCCGGTGACAAACAAGGCCAGCAGAAACCAAGGGGTGAATCTGAGGATCATGTCAGCTTGCCCCGTACTGAGCCTTCAGCTCTGCCATGAACGCAGCGGTCAGCGCAAGGTTGTCGCCTACCAGAATGTTCTCGCTGAAATAGTGCTGCTCCATCATGGACACGGTGAGCACCGTTTCCTCGGTCGTGCTACCCGCAACGGCACTCAGGTTCCCGAAGCGCGCCCCGTACTGCGCGGAGCCCATAGCCGGGGCGTTCCCGTTGGCCGTGCTTGCTGGAGCAGCCGTCGTGCTGACGGTCACGCCGTCTGAACTGCGGTAGCCGAGCCTGGCTTCTTGCGAGATGGCATAGGCCACAACAACAGCGTTATCGTCGTTTCTGGTGAGCGTGTTCGACAGTTGCGCGGACGGCGTTGTCCACACCATCCTGCGCTGACTAGACGCGAATGTGACCTGTAGTTGTCCGTTGGATGAGGCTGTAACGGCGTCGCCGAACAGGATCGGGTACTTTGTGGTTGTCGCGCTGCCTACCATCCACGGCTTCAGCACGAAGACCCCGGACCCTTGCCACGGGACCGGGCTTGCAAAAAGCCCATGCCATGTGTTATTTAGGCGCACCGCTCGCTGGCTGTTGACCGTCTCAAATACCGGGCTTCCAGCGGTCACACGAAGATCGGCCTTCGGCCCGTAACCCGCTTTGTCATAAAAGCGTTTGTTCACGCTGTCGTAATGGGCCGCATCATCGCTGAAGCGGTGGCCCATGATGTAGCCCGGCAAGTTGGATGCTGGCATCAGGAAACCCCAACGACCCGTTGCGGGATCGCAAAATCAAACACCGGCGTGCTGCCGTAATTGGCTGTCCACGCAGACTCGTCAGACATAACAACCGACCCGGGGTTGTTTGTGAAGCCGAGCGTCAACGTGCCCGTCGTGGTCTGCTCGGCGATGCGTAAGACCTGTTGCGCCAGCGTGCCGGTAGGGGCACTGGCCAGCGTGCCTGTGATGGTGTTGCCGCTGTAGACCAGCGAGCCTGCCGTGATAGCGATGGCTACACCGTTGTCAAACCACTCAAGGCCGTCCTCTGCCGTCGCAGTCGCCAAGTTTTGTCCGACGTTGAGCGTTGTGTCTTTCACCACTGGCTTGCTGAATGTGGCCGTGAATGTTGCCCCGGAAAGCACCACACCTGTGATGCGCTGCGGTGCTGCCGGTGGTGAGCCGCTCGCAATGAGGCGGGCCAATCGCCCGACGTGCTCGCCGCGCAGCACGTAGCTGCCAGGGTCCGGATGCACGCGGTCAGCCCCAACGGGCCATTGGTAGATGCCACCTGCGTCGTAAAACCCTGGTTGGTCAACGCACAAGCGCCGGATTGCTTCTTTGATGGCGCGGTCGCTCTCTCCCAGATTGCCGGGTGTCTGGGCCTGCTGCGTTGGGTACGTCAGCAGCACCGGGGCCACGTAGGCAGGATTGCGCATCGCTTGCGCGGCGTAAAGCTGCGCCCTGCCGTAATACTCCGCACCGAGGTCGTAGTAGGTCTGCTCTGGCGTGCTGGTGGCTGCGTTGGCCTCCCCGTGGGCCGAGTAATAGAGGACTTCTGGTGCGTAGCCTTCGGCGCGCGAAATCTCGCAAAGTCGGAAAACTGTGGCCGCAAGGTTATTCAGCGGACCTGAAGCCATCAGCACCTCAAGCGAGCGCGCACCGATGGCGACGTTACCGATGTAGGCGCGCGAATAACGGCCGCCTGCAAGCTGTTGGGCAATACCCGCTCCGGGGGATTGAAGCGCACCTTCTGCGTAATCCACGGCTGAGGCGAGTTCGTTCCAGTGCCCTGTGTGTGTGGCGTTTGACGCGAAGAAATCCCAGTCCGTGATGGACGAACCTCCCGCTGGCATCTTGGCGAATCCTGCCGCGCCGCCAGTGGCTTGCACGATGGTTCCCCGTGGTGCGTTGAGTGACTGCCCCAAAAGGATGACGACGGCTGCCCGAGGCACCGCAGGCGCAGCACGACGACGGCCACTCCCCACCGTCCCGGCCCGAACCACCGCCCGCAGCATCGGCCGGGTGACTCCGATTTTTATGTGCTGGCGCATCTTGATCAGGTCCGGAACATGCGCACGCCGATGGGCGAGGCGGTGGCCTGGCGGCTCAGTTTGAAGCGGTAGGGCCCGGCCACCTGGTAGGAGCGGGATTTGCTGGAGGTGAGCTGTTCTTCGGCCTGCTCTTCGTCGGCATCGCTCACCGATACCAGTAGGACTTTCCCTTTCCCGATCAGGATGATCGTGACCGTTTCGCCGTCTTCCAGCGTGGTGGGGTCGGATTCGGCGGCGGTGGTCCCTGCGGGGAGCAGTTCGGTGGTTTGCATGGTGTGGGTGTCCTGCTTGGCTTGGCTGGTGTGGTGTGGGCTGGTCTGGGCTGTGGT